AAGAAGCGTCTTGGTTACGTTCTTGGAAATGCTGCACCTCGTCAAGATGCAGAAGTTGAAGATGAAGTTGAAATCATTGAGAGAGAAAGAGCAGAGCAAGTTGTTACTGCTGCAAGTTCATCAAGTTCAGCACCAGTCACTGCTAGTGCAGATGCTGACGAAGAGGATACACTCTCATACTTCGCTAGACTTGCTGAAGAGTGAGGTACAATCAACTCTGTCTAACATTGTTAGTCATAGCAGCATATTTAAACTTACTACTTAAGTAAAATCAGACCGTAGAGAAATCTGCGGTCTTTTAATTTGGATCCGTATTTCTAGTATTTTCTGTCTTTATCAAACTGGTATTTACAAATTGAGATGAATCTGTATACCTCATAATATCTTTCATGTCATTTAAAAATATTTGTAGATAACCTGGTGCGATGATATAAATTGATCTTTTGGCATCATTAAGAATAGTTTCATATTCATAATTAGTGACTCCACTAACAGGATTCAGAGTGGCAGTTGGTGATGATGGATCAGGTATTGTGAAGTTATCGTCTACTACTTTACCTTTGGGTAAAATTAATCTACCTGATGAATCTTTCACTTCTATTGTTTCATAATAACGAATTTGATTCAAATCTTTACCATACTTTTCAAGAGAATAATTATATACTTCAAAACTGTTAAGTGGCCATTCATCCCTTACATTTATAATATTAGCACTTGTAAGCACAACCCAATCTAATTCTGGATCGTTATAAATTTCTTGAGCCACTGTGTCTGGTCTATAACCATCACGAATATAGTAATCTACTAGTGATGTGAAAACATATTTTAAGTCATCACGCAATTTTGCTCTACGAAATATGTTTTTAATCTCAACGTAATCATTTGAGGATGACCTATCAGACTTTGTTGATTGGTAAAATATATTAGGTAGTTCTCTAAAGTAACTCATTAGTATCCGACTCCTTCCCCAGCTTCTGCGTAATCTTCTTGATAGACAGGATTCACTTCTTGGAATGAACAACTTACACTCATATGAGATGGTGTCCCATCGTAAAAAGTAGAGTAAGTTCCAGATGCAGCATAATTTATTTTCATATCTGTTAGATGCATTGGTAAAAATTTATTTAAAAATGGATGTTCTTCGCTTCCTTTCATATATCTAAGTTGAAATATGTCTGGTTGTTTAATTAAGATTCCACCACCACTGTTTTTATTGTTTCTAGCAGCCATTGATCTCTTCAAAACTCTTATGATCATTTTAACTTGCTCTGCCTCTGTGGGATTGCGTGGGAAAAATTCAAAGGTAAATGGGAATTGTCTTAACTTTACACCTTGAAAGAGTGATTCTAAGTTTGGATTCAGTATCGCTCCACTACCTCTGGCGATAAGTGCGTTAGCAGTTACATTACCACCCAATGCTCCAATCGCACGACCTGCAATCGCAGATGCAATTGCGTCAGTATTTTCTCCTATTAAATCTATTCCCGTACCAATCGCTTTAAAAGCATTTTTAACAGTTTCAGTACTAGGATTCTCAATACCTTGCTTTATTACCGCTGACCCTGCTGCTTCAAGAGGATCTAGTTTACTACTATCGTATGTAACAGAATTTGCATCTTGAATTTGTCTTGGAATGGGTAAATAAATTGTATGCTTAGGGTGTTTTAATGATCTACCACCCAGTGCTGTATCAGCATTTGTATTAGATGCTGTTGCATTTGTAAGTGCAAATGTTCCTCCTCCTCGACTTATATCTGCACCCTCTCCGCTAATATCCTTGTTTTTATTATTAACATTTAACAATCCTTCTAAGTTCAAACCAGGTGGAGTATATGTCGCTATTTGAACTTTTAAAAAATCCATTTCTTCAGTTATTGCTGAGTATGGATATCTTAATTTAGTGGGCAAACCCCCTGTATCAGAATATGAATCTCTTTGTGCTTTATTAATTCTATCTTCTCTCTCTTTAGCATTTCGTGATATAATATTACCAGCTGCAACATTTTTTCGGTAATACTCCGATTTGTAGTATGCCTCATCTTTTTTATAATCAGCTCCTATGCCACTTGGTAACATTTTTTTATGTATTTTTTACTATTTAGCGTGATTCTATTATTTAGGTGGTTTCATTTGAAAATTCTGAAAAGGTATTAACTCAAGATCTTTTAATTCATCCGCTGTTACCTCATACAATCCACCTTGTACCTCTGGATATGTATATTTTCTATTTCTACCCCAGTGAAAGTTGTACGCTATGAATCCATATGAGAATACTTCGGTTACTTGAACCAATGGATTTAAATCAAAGCGAATCTCTGGTGTTTTCGCCATGTATCGAAACACATAGTAAGAACCTGGTATGGGCACTACAGGACCTTCAGATAAGACCGTCTTAACTCTTGCTGCTAATTCATCAGGATTTTTAATTGAAACAAGACTATCAGAGATTGGACGGATACGATTTCCAATCGTGTCTTCAGGTCTGTCTTCCTCATATAAACCTTCATCTACTAATTTTTGTCTTAGTCTCAGTAGTGCTTTTGGTGATAGTCGTGTTGCTCTACGTGCCATATTTAATACCTAACTCTTTCTCTGTGAAGACTTTAAACTCATATCCACGATCCTTACACCATTCATCTGCTGCTTCCCACTTTGCTTGATTCTTAGCGTATTCATATGCTTCACGTAGATAACCCTTTGTTTGTCTTTTTGGTTTTGCTGGTGGTTTTGTTTGTTTATTTGGTTTAATCTCTATAATGTATTTCTTAATCACACCCGTACTTTCTTTTACTTTAATATAAAAGTCTGGAAAGTATCTATGTGGTCTATTATCAATCGGTGAACGATACCAAACATACATTTCTTCACTTCCCCATTCAAGTATTCGTTCATTATTATCACAATAAACCATGAACTTTCTTTCCCAAAGTGACCTATAAACTATGTTTGTGGGATTACCTCTATACTTTCGGGGATAAGATGGTTGATATTTACCTTTGTAAGCCATCTAAATAATAATAACACAAGTTTTAGGTATTTAGAGTGGTAAAACCCCGTAGAATATCAGATTTCAAACCAACATTTACTAATTTAGCACAAACTTCACACTATCAATTGACTTTTGGTGGATTACCTTTAGGTTTAAGGCAACATTTAAATGTAAGAGGTTTGGACTATAGATTCTTAACAGAAACATCAGGATTACTTTGTAATAGAGCTGTATTACCAGGTTCAGCAAATGCGATTGCAAATATAAGAGGTAATTACACTGGAGTAATAGAAAATATGTCTCATGCAAGGATATTCACTGAGGCAAGTCTTGAATTTTATGTAGACAAAGAATATAAAACTCTTAAATTTTTTGAACATTGGATAGAATTTATTGCGAATGGATCTGGTCAAGATCAGTCAAGAAAAGATTATTTTGTTAGAATGGAGTACCCTGATGATTATAAAACTTATCAAACAAAGTTAGTAAAATTTGATAGAGATTATAATGAGGAAATGATATACAATTTCTACGGACTGTTTCCAAGAGCTTTGAACAATACTCCAGTTAAGTATGAGGGATCTGAGGTTCTTAAGGCAACTGTTCTCTTTACATTTGATAGATACTCTGTTGGTAAATATTCAAGTTACGATAGGTATCGTGGTAGATATAATCATTTGAAAGAAAATTTCAAGCAAAAGAAAAAAACAGCAGCAGAAGTAGCCGCAATAGCAGATGACAGTGGATTATCTCAAAAAGAAGCTGCTATAATACAAGCAGGTGGTTCTATAGAAACAGTCATCGGATAACCTACTATATAATATACAAAATTGTAATATATTATGCCTTTACCAAAGATTAGTACCCCGACATATGAGTTGGAAATTCCGTCAACGAAGAAAAAGATAAGATATAGACCTTTTTTAGTTAAGGAAGAGAAGATACTTATTATCGCTATGGAAAGTCAATCTGATACTGAGATTGCAAATGCAGTAAAAGATGTGTTATCTACTTGCATTTTAACAAAGGGTGTTAAAGTCGATACCCTGTCTACATTTGATATTGAATATCTATTCTTGAATATAAGAGGTAAGTCAGTTGGTGAAGACGTTGAAGTCCTGGTAACTTGTCCTGATGATAATAAAACTAAAGTGCCTGTTCGTATAAATCTTGACGATATCAAGATTATTACACATAATGACCACAAAAGGGACATAAAACTAGATGATAGTCTTTTAATGAGAATGAGATATCCATCCATCAATGAGTTCATTAAATCTAATTTTTCTACAAGTGAGGTTAAATCAGAGGATACTTTTGATTTAATTATCTCGTGTATCGAACAAATTTATAATAATGAAGAGTCATGGTCAACATCTGACTGTACAAAGGAGGAGATGAATGACTTCTTAGATCAACTTAATTCTAATCAGTTCAAAGAAATTGAAAAATTTTTTGATACTATGCCTAAATTATCTCATACACTAACTGTTATTAATCCTAATACGAAAGTAAAAAGTGATATAAAATTGGAGGGATTAGCGGCTTTTTTCGCATAAGTATGGCTCATGAAGATCTTGAGTCATACTTTAAAACAAATTTTGCCTTGATACAACACCATAAATATAGTTTGACAGAGCTTGAAAATATGATTCCTTGGGAAAGAGAAGTCTATCTAACCCTACTCCAACAGTTTATTGAGGAAGAAAATTTGAAAGCACAGCAGGAAAATGGTCTAAATGGATGAAGATCAAGTAAATGAGGAACAGGGTAACGACCCTGAACGTCAAGAAGTTACTTTTACAGAAGCGTCAGATCAGTCTGATAGGACTGCCTCTGAGGTGTTTTCTGCTGTTCGTAAAGATAGAGTAAACCTATATTCATTTTTGGGAAAACAGAATGATGATGTAAATGAAAGAATTACTACTTTACAGAGAAGAATTAATGTTACCGACAGAAATCTTAATCAATCTAACACAAATTTTATTACTAATATTAACACAATCAATACAGCACTTCTAACACTTGAGCAGGGATTAAAAGTTGTATCAGATAAATTAGAGGTATCAGCACAATTAGAAAAGATAAGAGACGCAAATAATTTAAAAAGAGAACAACAATTAGCAGAGCAACAACTAAGAGCAGGTAAAGAAAGTTTAGTTGAAAAAAGAATGCAAACTGCTTTAGCTGCACCTTTACAAAAGATAGGTGGAAAGGCAAGATCTATATTGGGTGGTTTGTTGAAGTTCTTTAATACAATATTGTTAGGTATTATTGGAACAAGAGGACTGCAAGTTATATCTGCATTGTTAAGTGGTAATACTGAGAAAATAGAGGAAATCAAAGGAAAGATACTAAAAGAACTAGGAATAGCATCGGGTATATTTCTGGCGATAAATGGGGGTCTAGCAATCGCTTTAAGATCTGTAGTAAGATTAACATCATTTATCGGAAGGATTGCATTCACAAATTTACTTGCAAGACCATTAAGAAGAATTTTTGATCTTGCATCAAGAGGTGCCTTCTTGAGAGGGACAACGGGTGCTCGCACTGTAGTTCCACCGCCAGTGCAAGGAAGTAAAGTAAAGCCAGGTCAAAATCTAGTTCAAGCTGGTCAGACTCAAAAAAGAAATGCAGGAATTAGACAACCCTCATTAATAACGGGACTAGTTTCGGGAGTTTCCAGATATTTTGAAACTGGAAGTGTTGCAGAAGGTGCAACTGAGGGTACTCTTGCAGGTTTGTTCACTGCAGGATCACTTCTAGCAACACAAAATCCATATGCTCGTTTCGCTCTTGTTCTTGCTGGTATATACAGTGCTCAGAAAATAACGGATCAAGTGTTTCAACCACAGCAATTTAATGATATTGCTGGTCAGGTTCAAGATAGACAACTACAACTAAGAAATAAGAATAATGTTGTAGTAGTGGAAGATGAAACTGATGAGACAAATATTGGAGGATCATTACCAGTGGGCGATGCATCTTCACTTTTAGCAGTAAGTAGTTCAAATTTAGATAACCCATATCTAACAAATTCATATATTCAATATAATATAATGCTATGAACATATCTTCACTAAATCTTACAAAAATTAATAAGGCAGTCGGTAATATAACTGATACGGTTCGTAAATCAAAGTTACTCATAGAAAATATTAATAAAAAAGTGGGTGAATCTAATGAGAGAATACGAACTAGAATATCTAATTCTGCAAAACTTTTTCAAAGAAGACAACAAGCAGCAAGAAGAAGAATAAGAGAGGATTTAATTGAGGCATCAGGTATTGGTGGTGCTTTGAGAAGGGCAAATAAAATCGTCTCTAGTAGCACAAGAGGTTTTCTGGGGAGGATTTTGGATTTTGTGGGAACTATATTAGTTGGATGGGCGATAGTGAATATTCCCAAGATTGTTAAAGGTGTTGAAAATCTTATGAAAAGATTAAAAAAGTTTTTTGATTTGATTACAGGATTTACAACAAAAATTACTGAGATTTTAACAAAATTTACATCTGAACTTGGTAATTTGTTTTCAAGTTTGTTACAAGTAGATTTTAGTCAGATATCGGATAAGATGACTTCTATTATGACTCGCTTACAAAAATCATTTCAAAGAATGGAAAATGGTTTTATAAGAGAAGTTTTGGGATTTGCAAAAATGAAAGATGAGGATTTAGTAAAATATTTTCAGGAGGATATTGATAAAGAGATTAAAGATGCAGTTGATAGAAGTGTTATAGAACAAGTAGACACTCAATCATTTGAGGAATTATCACCAGAATTACAAAATGCTGTTAAGTTGTTGATGACCAAGAGGGAGGATTTAAAACTAGAGAAATATGAAATTGGTTTGATAGAAAGCAGAAATACAGAAAAATTAATCAGAGTTTTAAAGGAAAAGGGTGTTGTTCCTATAATCCAAGAGGATGGAACTATTGAGTATGCACTTCGTCAAAATTCAAATGACATGATGGAAGATGCTGCTAAGTTTGCAAGAAAAACTTTTCTTGGTGATTTCATGCCGATGACTGAAGAAATGAAAAAGGATATGCAAAGTATTGAGAAAAAGGTAGATAAATTATCTGATCAGAAAAAAATAGATGAACAAGTTGATAATTATGTAAAAGAACGTAAACTTGTAAGTGAAGACAATAACACCACCAAAGTTTTTATTAAAAATAGAAAAAATATACAAAATAGAAGCTCTTCAAAAGGAGAGGAAACTAAACTCAATACTGATAGTGTAAATAGTAATAACTTCTTACGTGATCTTTTCATTCAAAAAGTTAAAGAATAATGCCAGCAATAAGTCCCTGCGAGTATGAATTAATAACTATAGAGTCAGATCAAGGTGTTACCATTGATCTAAGACTTGGTGTGGTATCATTCCAATATTTTGAGGATTTGTTTTCACCAACCATAACAGCAAAAATGGTGATCATAAGCACATCTGGTGTTGTAAGTGATGATAAAACAAACAAAATTGAGTCTCTTTATAATGGATTACCTATTCGTGGTGGAGAGAGAGTATCTGTAAGAATAAAAGGAAATTCTAAAGTTAATAATGGATTACAATTTGATACTCCCGAAACATACTTATACGTTTCAAAGATATCAAACGTGATACGAGACGGACAAAAAGAAATATTTGTGCTACACTTAGTGTCTAGGGAAGCAATCACAAATGAGGTTACTCATGTAAATAGAAAATTTGAACCATACTCTAAGATAGACGATCACGTTAAGAATATTTTACAAAAAGATCTTAAAGTTAAAGTTAACAGGTGGAAGGGGAATATAGATTCCACTAGTAATAAGTATGGTTTTTTAGGCAATTTAAAATCACCGTTTCAAATATTGGTTTGGTTAGCTTCAAAAGCGACTCCTCAAACACAATCCAGTGGTGGATTTACTGGATACTTTTTTTATCAAACTCAATCTGGGTTCAACTTTAGATCAGTAGATTCATTAATAAGGGATGGTTTAGATGGTAGAACTGCAAGGACAAATTTCAAGGCAACTAGAGAGTACACTCATAAACAATTTACAGATTATATAAATGAGACTGGAGATTTTAACATACTAGCATACTCAATTAAAAGAAATAACGATCTACTCAGAAAATTAATAGTGGGACAATATTCAAACTTCACAGCATCCTTTAACCCATTAAACGGAAGATTCTCAAAAGTTGAAGAAGGATCATTTAATTTAAAGGACATTTTGAATCAACCAAAAGGTAAAAAAATATCTACTTTAGGTGATGTTCCAGAGGTTCCTACATTATTAAGTGATGATGGTATGGGTTTGGGTCAACTTCCGAGTAGAATATTGTCTGTTGTTAAAGATGTGGGAACCTTAAGTAAGACAGCAAGTAAAGAAGACACACCTGGTGTAAGTCAGACACAAAGGGAAGCATTAGTGAGATATAATTTACTAT